CTAAATTCTCTGCACTAGGCAGCATATAGGTAGCATGAAATTGCGAAACTACAATGTTTTGCATTCATCTTCGGCTCTCACTCTCATAGAAGAGTGTGAGTTGTATTACGACAGACGTCAAAAGACGAATGTCGTACCGCAGGCCCTTGAACTATACGTTCAAGGTACCCACAACTTGTATCTGAAGCAGATACCAAGTTGTCTTGCGCTACGGAGAGCGGGCACTCCCGTCTCCAAGCAAACGGAACCATTCCTCATGGAGGATGGATTCCTATTCCCCTCCCTGGATAACCACGGGGAAGGGGGCTCAATCCTGGAACACTGGTCCCAGGATGAGGAAATCTTCGAACCCGACCTAGTCGGGGGTGAGGAAGAAGAAATCCCGCTGGTGGCCGAGCCACCAAGCAGGAACATCTACGAGGATCCATTCAAGATCCTCGCAGGATATTGCTTCGCATCGCAGTACTGCGACGCGAAGCCCGTTATAAACGTCTGGGCCGGTGGCTGCCACCGGCTCCAGGATAAGATCCGACCCAACCTAGTTGGCTCGGACCGAAAGAACGCGACCTGGTTCACCCAGATCCGCGATCACGATGAGAAGATGCGTCTTCTTTTTCGTCATACCCACTGGGGCCATAGGATCCAGCGGGCTCGGCATGCGCCGAAAGGAGTAGATTCCATACGGAATTTCTCCAATACCCTCTTCAGAAGAATCAGTTTCTTTCTGAGGGGAATGCACGATCCACTGTGGACAGTGGACGAGCGTGAAAGGTTCGCTGACTACAAAGTCAGACGAAACCGGACTTACCGGGCACAAAGGTTCCTGGAAGTCCTCAAAACCGTGGATGGACTTTTCCTCCAACGGTTTCTCTCCTACCCAGAGGAACTCTGGACGTGGGAGAAATTCGATCTATTTACCATACAAGGTATCTCGATCTTCCTTACCGACGAATTCTTCGACGGTGAGGTCACTGGTTACTCACTTGATGAGCAAACCACTCACTACGAGGATCTGAAAAGATCTCGTAAGTTGTTCAAACAGGTAATACACCTGGATGAACCGAGCTGGGGTACATCAGCTCTGGACGACGTCCCAAGATGGGTGTCATCCTTCTTGCGCCCTGTTTGGAACAGGGCCGTAAGACATGAGGGTTTCTCCAGGCTATACCTGGCAGGAACCTTGTCCCAGACGAGAGGATCTGGGACACCACCTCCCCTTGTTGTCTTGCGCAGCAAGAGGAAGTTCCTGGCGTCGGTCTCAGAGGCCCCGCCGGAATTAACTCCCACGCAGTCCGCTCTTGTGGCGGCTGCGCTGGATGACGCGATCGGGGGAATCCCCGATCACGTCTTTACAGGATTGGACACGAAAGCTCGTGTCACAATCACAGGTTCTGCCTGTTGGGAATCCAACAGACAGGAGGGCGGTACCGCCCAAGCCATCTTGGACCTTATGTCCAAGTATGACGATATGCCTGTTCCTATCCGTGATATGGATACAGGTGAAACACTGTCGTATTGTGCAAAGGACAATTTCGACAGCATCGGGACTGCGATATTTCACGCATGTCTCGACGAGGTACTCCACACAAGTGTGGAGGAACTCAGAGAGGTATCCCTCACCATTGTGAAGGAACCTAGCAAAGCCCGCGTTGTCACAAAAGGACATGCGGCTCTTAAGATCGTGTTAGACACGGTCTCAAAGATATGCTCATGGCCCCTTAAGAAGGGGTTCAAGAGCTCAGAGTCCGGGATGGGGAAATCCCACCACGGATGGAATCTCTTCAAGGATTTTACCTCAGAAGAGATGTACGAGCTCCTCTTCTCGGAAGACCGAAAGAGGAGAGTTCAAGATTCGTTCAATGACCACATTGACCGAACCGTATACTGGCAGGACCTTTGGTTCTGCAGTACCGATTACCAGGAGGCCACAGACCGCCTGGTACACTCCTTTGCTCGCCTTACGGCGCGCAAATGGATGCAGAAGTGCGGTATACCGCAGATCCTGCAAGGCGTCGTGTTGGGAGTCTGCTTCCAACCACGACGAGTTTACTTTACGGCCACTGGGCCGTTAGCAAACATAGGTCACCCCGCGGAGGGGGACACACGGTACATCACCCTGTACAGGGGAGTACTGATGGGGGATCCACTTACCAAAGTGATCCTCCATTTCTCGAACATAACATCGAGAATCCTTGGAGAGACCATGGCCTCTGGAAGGATATTCGAAAGATTCCTGAATTCTCAGGAAGCTTTCGCGGCGTTCATCACTGGTGTGACGAGCGACCGGACACCGATGGTCCCCTAGGGGAACACTCGGCTGTAAGTAAAGGCTCCTATTGGAGCGGCATTACG